CAAGCAATTTACAGATGGCTAGGAGCAGATGTTGAAAGATTTATTGATTATCCAGGCGAAGAAATAGTTTTGCCTAAATCCTACCGACTAAAAAGAAAAGTTCAAGATTTTGCACAAGACATTATTAAAGTTACAAAAAACAGAATCGAAAAAGAATGGGAGCCAGTCGAAGAAGAAGGCGCAGTTTTATTTCATCACAAACTAGAAAGCGTAGATTTTAGTAAAGACAACTGGTTGATACTTGCAAGAGATCGCTACATTCTAAACGACATTGAAGACGAGTGTCGTAGCCGTGGATTATGGTACGAAAAGATAGAGCGTAAAGATGCGGTCAAACCAATACCACAAAGAATGTTTGATGCTATCGTTGGTTGGAAAGCATTGTCCGACGGGGAGGCCATTGACAAAAAAACTTTGAAAAAAATATTTCACTACAAACGAAAGCCAGAAGATTTTGACGACAAACTAAAGACACTGTCCGACGGACAATTGTATGACATGCAGTCCCTAATTGTTGTGTTTGGTCCATTCAGCGTAGGCGAATGGCAATATGCTTTAAATAAAATTAATATACATGATCGTGCTTATTTACTGCGCATGGAAAAAAATGAAGAGAACATATCGAAAACACCTCGCATTAGATTGTCTACAATACATGGTGCAAAAGGTGGAGAATGTGATAAAGTGCTTCTTGCTACCGATATGAATTTAAAGACATATTACGCATACAAAGCAGATTCTGATGACGAGCAACGAGTCTTTTATGTCGGAGCAACACGAGCAAAAGAAGAGTTGCACATCTTACTCCCTCAAACAAATATGTACTTTAAACTTGCACTATGACAGACTTTGTAAATCAGCCTCCTCATTACAAGACAGGCGACATTGAATGTATTGATGCTATTAAAGCGTGCTTAGGGCAAGGGTTTAAATTTTATCTACAAGGAAACGCGATGAAATATTTGTGGCGTTACGAACACAAAGGTCATGCACAACAAGATTTAGAGAAAGCGATGTGGTACATAAACAAATTAAAAGAAAACATCGGTGATTGAAAACATAAAAATAATTGAAATAGAAGAAACTAGAGCTCAAATTGCGTGTATGCTCAATGAATTATGGCATAGTAGACTTCCCAAAATACATTGGTCTAATGTTGTAAGACCAGGTAGATATGTTTGCTATGTCATAAAATATAAGCAAGCCATAGTGGGCGTGGGCATTTGGTCAAGAGCGGTTGCGGGCAATCGATTTAAAAATGAACATGAAATTTTAGAATTACGACGACTTGCATTATCTGATGTTTGCCCTAAAAACACAGCCACTTTTGTCATCGCAAAAATGACTAAAAAAATAAAAGAAAAATTTCCTCAAATAAAAAGACTTATATCTTATCAAGACACGGCTGTGCACAACGGCACTATATATAAAGCTAGTAATTGGACTAAAGCTGTTGATGTTCCTTTTATTGACTGGGACAATAAATGGAGAAAGAGAAAAAATAAATTACAGTCCAATTCAAAAAAAATTAGATGGGAATATTTAATATGAATAATTTTATTTATACTCCGCCAACAGAGTGGTCAGCAGAAGAATATTTTCCTGATTTGTCTAACGAGAAATTAATTGCGATTGACTTAGAAACATGCGATGTCAATCTTACAACGCACGGTTCTGGTTGGGCGACGGGCAACGGGTACATTACCGGCATTGCTGTGGCCACTGCCGACTGGCAGGGTTATTATCCGATAGCTCACAATGGTGGTAATCTAAACAAGAAAAAAGTTTTAGACTGGTTTAAGAAAGTTGCTGCACTAGATTGTGATAAAGTTTTTCATAATGCGTCATACGATTTAGGTTGGCTCCATCACACAGGCATAAAAGTTAACGGTAAGATTCATGACACAATGATATCGAGTGCTTTGATTGACGAAAACAGATACTCGTACACACTTAACGCTCTTGCAAAAGATTGGATGGGTCAAACTAAAAATGAAGACTTGTTAATCAGAGCTGCCAAAGAATTTGGTGTTGATCCAAAAAAAGAAATGTACAAACTGCCTGCTATGCATGTCGGAGAGTATGCAGAATACGATGCACGACTAACTTATGATTTGTTTTTACGAAACGAAAAAGAGGTTGTAGAACAAGAACTTACAGAGATTTATGATTTAGAAACTCGACTGCAACCTTGCTTGATCGACATGAGAGCGCACGGTGTGCGTGTAGATCTAGATCAAGCTGACAAAGCCCGTAAACAATTAACCAAACAAGAAAAACAAATTATGCACGACATCAAAAAGATTTGTGGTTTGGATGTAGAGATATGGGCAGCAGCATCAATTGCAAAAGCATTTGACAAACTAGGCATCGAATATCCTCGAACACCAAAAAGTGGCGCACCAAGTTTTACAAAAAATTTTTTAAGCAAGCACAAACACGACATTGCACAAAAGATTGTGGAGGCCAGAGAGATTAACAAAGCCAATACGACATTCATTGAAACTATTTTACGACATCAGCACAAAGGTCGCATACACTCTGAGATACATCAGATGCGCAGTGATGATGGGGGGACGGTCACTGGTCGTTTCAGTTATAGTAATCCTAACTTGCAACAGATACCCTCGCGTAACAAAGAGATTAAAAAACTTATTCGTAGTTTATTTATACCAGAAGAGGGCAAGAAGTGGGGCACCTTTGATTATTCACAGCAAGAGCCACGAATGGTTGTGCATTATGCTTTCAACGATAACTTGGACGTGTTTAAAATTATTAGTGGATACCGTGAGGGCGACGCCGACTTTCATCAGATGGTGGCTGACATTGCTCAAATCCCGCGAGATCAAGCTAAAACAATTAATCTTGGTTTGTTTTATGGCATGGGCAAAGGCAAATTGATGAACGAGCTCGGTATCGAGGCATCAGAGGCTGAAGAAATTATCTCAACATACCAATCAAAAGTTCCTTTCGTAAAACAACTAACTTACAACGTAATGGACACCGCTGCCAACCTTGGCGAGATTAGAACCATTCTAAGGAGGAAATGTCGTTTTCCGTTTTTTGAACCTGCTAAGTTTGGTAAGAAAGGTTTTTATAAAACAGAGGATGAAGCGATAGAGGCAGAGGGAAAATACAACTACAAAAGAGCCAACACTTACAAAGCGTTAAACAAACTTATACAAGGATCTGCTGCCGACCAGACAAAGAAAGCAATGGTGGACTTGTATGAGCAAGATGGTATCATACCTCACATACAGGTACACGACGAACTAAATATATCTGTTGAAAACGAAGAAGAGGCGTTGAAGATAAAACATAAAATGGAAAACTGTGTTGAATTAAATTTACCAAGTGTAGTCGATCATGCCCTAGCTGACAATTGGGGCGACGCAAAGTGACGGACATCATCAATGTATGTGTGTGTCCTGGTTGTTCACGCCTCACCACAATGAAAAAGATTGCGGGTGATAAATATTTCTGTAGGTCGTGCAAGAAACAATTCAAGCAATATCGAAATGGTAAACTGATCTACATACCTTTACCAGTGGCAGATGCCATTGAACGTGCAAAGGATCAGCTGTTGTTTGAGTTTGAAAGTGACGAAGTTTCTGGTGAGATTATCTTTGAGCCAGAGTTTGATGAAGATTAGTTTTCAAAGTCTAAGGCGTCCAACACTTCGCCAATAATGGTAGCTGGTCTACGGTCAGAGTGATATGTTGCGCAAGATCGTAGCTCTTCCAAAGGCACTCCGTGTTGCAATGCAACCGATATAATTCTGCCCATCTCAGTCAGTGTGTCGTGTCTTTCGGTACCTACTTTACCCCCACCATTAATCCAAACCTCCTTGACTTTGCCTCCATCAAACGAAGTTGTCAGCCTGTAAGTTGTGCCATTTGCGTCTTGAATATTGAAGGCAAATGCAGGTCTTCTGTCGTCGAGTTCTTGTCTCATACTTTAAATACTACCAATATATGGTTGACAGTCAATAGTAATTTACTATATAATCTAGGAGATTATAATAAAATATGGAGGAATCTGTATGGACGATAATTTTTTACCAAACTTTTTGTTTGGTAGTGACTTTGACAATGTAAGGTTGCACGAAGAAAATAAGTTGTTGAAACAACAAATTGAACAGTTGCAAAATCAACTGAAGAGCCTTACTGTTACGTTCGAACAGGAAACTGGTCGAGAAGTCAGCATTTAAATTTAATAAAGAAAGAGGTTAAGATGCCAGACATCAATAAATATTCTTCTGTCTCAATATCAAAAGAGGCGTATAAAGAATTGAACTTAGTTAAAAAACATATGTCTGATGAACTCGGAGTTACGTTTTCGTTGGCAAAACTTATTGAACATTTAGCAAAAGAGAAAGTAAAGAATCTAAAGTTGAATGGACATTCAAACAACTAAATCTGGCCCGCCATCTTTGATTACAGAGAGGTATGCGTATGGCGAAATACGAAGAAAAACGGTCGACGGGCGCCGTCACTACGAAGGTGAAGGCAGGTTTCTTCCATCTGTTACAACTATTATCAGTCATACAAAAACAGAAAAAGCGCAAGAAGGTTTACAAAAGTGGCGCGCTAGAGTTGGCGAAGAGGCGGCAGAGGAGATTAAGAAACAAGCAGCGTCAGTAGGGACAGCTATGCACAAGTTTCTTGAATGCCACATCAAAGGGGTTGGTTACGACGACATCACAAACGTGGGCATCATCGGTAAACGGATGGCAAAAGTCATCATCGAAAAAGGTTTGCATGTGATGGACGAATACTGGGGCTGTGAGGTTCCTGTATACTATCCGACATTTTATGGTGGCACAGCAGACTGCACAGGTGTGTGGGCAGACAAACCAGCCGTTTTAGATTTTAAACAGACAAACAAACCCAAAAAAGAAGAGTGGATAGAAGATTATTTTGTGCAGCTCGCAGCGTATGCTATGGCACACGATGCGTTGTATAAAACTAATATTGAGGCAGGTGTTGTCTTGATGGCCTCGAGAGGATTAACTTTGCAGACATTCACGTTGACTGGAGATCGGTTAGATGATTATAAATATAAATGGTTAAAAAGATGTGAGAGGTACTACAATGAATAGAGAATTAGACCAGAGAAAAGAAATACCATCAGTTAAAGGAACAAGTATTCCAAGGTGGAATGCTAAAGAAATGATGCAGGTTTTACAAAATTTTTGTAAAGATGAGTCCGCATCTAGTGCAAAAATAGTCGTGGCTCTGCCTCGTGGTCGGTCTCACGATCAAAACAATTTTCACATTGCAGAAATTAAATTGATGGATAATCCAATTATTGGTGCCAAAGATAAGAAACAACTGGTAATGTTTTTAGTATGACTTGGAAGATGTTTATAGAGGTGACAGCGATTGTATTGCTTGCAACGATTGTCATACAGAACACAAACTTTTTAAACGCAGACTGGTGCGCGCCAGAGATTGATATCTTGCGCAAGCAGGTATCTGAGATACACACGGAGCTCGTTCCGTGAAGAGAAGCAAATTTTTTAGTAGTGAGCATATTACTAAAAAGAGAGTGAAGAGGCCAGGCAGGCATGCAAAAAGGCCAAACAAAAAGTTTAACAAAAAGCAAAGCCGAGGGCAAGGGAGAAAACGATGACAGATCGATTAATGATAAAAATCAGGAAGATAGAGAAGCTTCTTGATCAACCACTGCAAGCAGATACAAGGCGTATTTGGCAAAAACATCTTAAATCATTGAGTGATATGATTACCGAGAAAGAGGCTCAACGGGTACAAGCGTTGGCTCGTTTGGGTGGTGCTTGGATAGAATAAATGTTTCAAGAGACAAAAAAGTGTCAAGAATGTGGCGAAAGCTTTCAAATCTTCCATGTTGTTCAAAGACAGAAGAAATACTGTAGTTACGACTGTGCTACCGTAAAATCTAAGGCAAAGACCAAGGCAAAACGCAAAAAATGACCGAAAACCGCCGATTGTTGGACAACGGGCGACGGGGAGTTCCATATGGTATATTTACAGTATAGACATTTTTCGAATGAGCTTGAGTAAAAGGTTACTACTTACTACATTAGTATAAATATCCTCTATAGGCCTTGCGTAGCCTCAAATTCTTTGTAGAAGGTTCTGTAGAAACTAGCACTTTTAGGTTACTACAAATTATTACTCTTGACCCTGTCTCGAACAGAGCGTTATATGTGTAAATGAAAAGAAAGTTGAAGAATATTGAGACAGTAGAGCCAAATGGCAGACCTACTTCAGTCAAAGTAGGCTACCGAGATATACAGATTAAGTATATAAAACCAGATTTTATCCTAGACGATATGACTGAGAGTTACGGAGAGTATCGACCAAGAGAGGGAGTCATACTGATCCAAGATTCTTTATGCGGACAAGAAAGGTGCAACACCACTTGGCATGAAATTTTACATGCAATAGTCTACATCTTTAGTCTTAACCAAGCAAATGGACCATTGAAAGAGGATGATGCAGAAGAACTTGTAGTAAACACTGTATCCAACGCTATGATGGGGGTGTATCGAGATAATCCTTGGTTACTAGATATGTTAAAAAAACATCTTAATTCAACAGAAAATTAATTTTTTATCTTCTTATCTTCAACAACTTCACCTTCCACAATCTTCATATCACGCATTAGTTCTGCGAGTTTCTGATCGAGTTCTTCTTCTGTGAGTTGCTCTAACTTCCCGTGTTTAATAATTTTTTGATCAATGTAGAGGCCTGCTGCTTTACCTCGAGCCACCTCTGCCTGGACAGCAGCGGAGTAAGATCCTTGCTCTAGTGCTTTGTCACGTATGGTCTGTAATTCTTTAAAATGTTTGTGGATACTAACATCATACTTCTTGTAGAACTCTTCACGCAATTCTCTTATGTGGTCAGCAACGAGCGGGTAATATTTAGGATTTTGTAACAAAGACGCTTTTTGCCTGGCAGATCCTTTTGGATATCCAGCGTTGATCGCAGCTTCTGTGGCTGTAATCCGGCCTTCATTGTATACGAGTTCCTTCACGAAAAGAATTTGTCTGTCTGTAAGTCTTTTTTGTAACCCCACGCTTGCGCCTTTCAAAGCTTACGCCTGCGTCTTCCCCACGCTTGCGCCTTTCGATTGTATTCTTTTTCTTCTTGTTGCCAAAATATCACACAGCCGACAAAAATACAAGTATTGGTAATTTACGCTTGACACAATATCTAGTAGCTTTCTGAACATAATTACTAAATATAGTGCTACTATATGTTATGTCAAGTACTTTCTAGCATACTATATGTCTTGTGGATAACTTTATTTTTTTTTATTTTGTTTTTGACTTTTGCTATAAATTACTTTAAAATGCTAACTATAAATAAAGGAGAAAGTTAAATGACAAAAATAATTACTTATATAGCGACGGATAATAATGCTCCAGACTTTCCTAGAGCCTGGGGACAAGGCGAAACTCATCTTATCGCAAAGCTGCGCTGTGAGATAGCCATACGAGAAAAAGTTCTTGGTAAAATAGAAAGATCAGGAGGTCGAACTCCAATAGACCTAGTTGATGATTATGTAATCAAGGAAGATAAAACTTTTGCAGAAAGATATAACCAATGAAAAAAGAAATTTATACAATGGAGGATTTTTATAAGTATGTTGATAAAGAAGATCAAGAGGGATTGATATCTACTTATCACGATGTGGCTATTGATATTTATACAGACGAAACTATTGATGGGAAACATTATAAAGACGGCGAGCTTATAGACGAAGAATGGGGAAGGGACATACTCAGATGTGAGATAGAAAGCTACGGGCTACATTGGGTAGAGTGGTATTCAAATGATATTTCCGATTTTCCAAATAGACTTATTAAAGAATGGGTGACGGGCAAGACTTTGGACGAAATGAAAGAGGCGGGGGAAATTTGACGAAAAAAGTCTTTCAAATTTGCACGAGGATTAAAACTTTTGATGTTGGGGGTACTCTAGTACCCCCTAAATTTTTTATTTTTTTGTGTTTACAACTGCTATCGAATACTACAATCTACTATTATTAATTAAAAGAAAGAGAGAGATATGATTAATAAAATTAAAAATACGGACGATATCAAAACTTTCGTCAATTATCTTTTTGATAAAAACATTAATTTTCATTTTGATGATGATTTTGCAGATTATGTAGATGATCTTGGAGCTCAGTCATTTACACTTGAAGAGGCAGAAAAATTAAATTCTTTGATGAGCCAGGCAGCGAAGGTAGATAAAAACTTTTTAGAAACCTACGCTGTGTTAGAGTTTGAAAAAAGATTTAAGGGGGAAGAATGAGCTACATAAAAAGAAATGCTTATGATCAAGCAGAGAAAAAAATCGATCAATATGCGTCATACTTAATACACAATGTGATAACTCATAAAGAGGCTGTGGAAGATTTATTGGCAGACCCAATTGTGACTGTTTTTTTCAATAAGCAAGAGATAGAAAAAGTGTTATCCTTTGAATTACAGAGAGGGAATACACTACAATGAATAAAGAAGATTTAGACTATGATCAGCTAGAAGTTAAAGTTTATGTTACTTACAAAGGAAAAGAATGGGACAACTTCGAGGTGTCAGACGAAAGTCTGTACAGTATCTACGAGGACATAGATCAATATTTGGAGGACAGTCAATGAGTAAAGCAATAGTTGAGCAAGACGAAATTTTTGAATACAATGTTGACGTTGGCTACGAAGAAAACTTTGAAAAGTGGTTGCGTTGGAACAACAGAGAAAGAAGGATATATGGCGAGAAAGAAAGAACAGTCGAAGAGGCCAAGAAAATTTTTAATTCAATCTATGGAGGTGTGTGATGAATAAATGTGACTGCTGTAAAGATAGCGAAGAAGACGAGTATCATTATTGGAATGAAAATATTTGTGAGATCGAAGAAGATTACACAATGCCTAAGGAATATGGGTGTGTGTGTTATCGTTGTTTTGATCAACTTAATCAAGAGGGTAAAATAGGGTGGAAAGAATGACGGGTGATATGTGGTGTTATGTTATATTGCTTTGCGCTGCGGGATATTTTTCTACGCATTTTGCAAATTACTTGGTCGGAGTTTTAGTTTGAGAGTATTAAGTTTATTTGATGGAATGAGTTGTGGCCAGATTGCTTTGAACAAATTAGGCCTAAAAGATTATACTTACTATGCAAGTGAGATTGATAAGTATGCTATACAGATCACACAAAAAAACTTTCCAGAAACTATCCAGGTCGGGGACGTCACGCAACTAAAGTCAGAGGATTTTACAAATATTGATCTTATGTTTGCGGGCAGCCCGTGCCAAGGATTTTCGTTTGCGGGTAAGCAACTTGCTTTTGATGACCCTAGATCAAAATTGTTTTTTGAGTTTGTGAGATTGTTGAAAGAAGTGAAACCAAAATATTTTTTACTAGAAAATGTTAGAATGAAGAAAGAGTATTTAGATGTTATATCAGAGCAAGTTGGAGCTCAACCCACTTTGATCAATAGTGCTTTGTTGTCTGCACAAAGCAGACAAAGATATTATTGGACCAATATACCCTTTGACAAAAATATAGAGGACAGAGGGCTAGTATTGAAAGATATTTTAGAGACTGAGCCTGGAAGCGAGTTTATTTATGGACAAAAATCTATTCAGTATATGGAAAAAGGCAATCCGAAGTGGCAACAAGCGGGTAAAAGAAGAGCAGATCGGTACGAACAGACAGCCGACAAAGAAAAATCTTTTGCAATAACTGCGAACTGGCACAAAGGCGTACCATATAATTATTTTAAAGAAACTAAACCAAAACAAGTAGGCAAGATCAACAAAGGCAGTCAAGGCGATAGAATATATTCAACAGACGGCAAAGGCATAAGTCTGTCTGCTCAAAGCGGAGGAACGGCTAGTAATGGAAATATGCTTATTCAGGTTGGTATCGCTGCCGACATAAAAGGGTATGATATCATTAAGAGAGTGTATAGTCCTGAAGGCAAGTCACCTACTTTGACAACTATGGGAGGAGGACACAGAGAACCGAAAGTGGCTGTTCAACAAGTTAATCCAAGTAAAGAGGCAGCGGGTAAACAGCCTTATATTCAAAACAGAGTTTTTAGTGAGGAGGGCAAGTCTCACGCATTGACAGCCTCTTTTGCTAGTCGAACAAATGTAGAAACAAAGTCTAAGATCAAGTTTATTAAAAAAGAATCTGTAGATAAATATGTCCCTAACAAAGAGGCTGATTTTTGCGACCCTTATAATAAAAAAACATTAAAAGGTGATAAGTCTACAACTTTGCGGACTAATAGTTCAAACGGAAATATGTGGGTTAATCATTCTAAAATTAGAGATAAATCTAAAACAGTTCGGTCTGGGGGCAGAGGGTCGTATGATCGGCACGAATGGGATAGTGTGGACGAATTACATTGGCGCAAACTTACTCCCCTAGAGTGTGAGAGACTTCAGACTGTCCCCGATAACTATACAGAGGGGGTGTCCAATACTCAGAGATACAAGATGTTGGGTAATGGTTGGACTGTAGATGTTATCGCACATATTTTAAAAAGTTTAATAAAAGGCTAGACAAGTTTACTATAAACTGCTATAATGTTTTTATTAATAATAAAGTAAAGAAAGCGAGGGACTATGTACCTAGTAATAAAACAAGATAATTGGAGCAGTGGCTCTAAATTTTATAGCATTTCTATGCACACTAAAGATTACGATCTAGCTCTTCAGTATGCGAAGTGTAAACAAAAAGAAGCTTTGGAAAAAGACAATGACTATGACTATGCAGTCGTTGAGTTTCCAGAATTACTCGCCGTTGTAGCTGAAGAGGCTGAAACACGCAAAGATATAAACTAAAACTACCTTTATTTAAAAACTAAAGAGGGGCATTTTTGCCCCTCTTTTTTTGCCTAATTCAATCTTGATGTTACCGTAAAAAAATTGTTACTGTTCTGGTGTGAAATCAGAGCAAAAATTATGGCAGCTTGTCAAATCCAAAACCAAGTTAATTCGTTGGAATAGAATAGAAAATGCTATAAATAGTGGCATTCCTGATCTGCTCGGGAGCTCGCCAGGCTCTAATTTTTTTACTGTTGAATTAAAGGTTACTTACGATAACAAAACGATACGTTTCTCCCCTCACCAAATCGCCTGGCACAAGACAAATCACGGTGCTAAATTTATTATGATTTTGGCCCTCAGTCCGTCGTCCGTAAAACTTTTTGACAGTTCAATCGCCTGCAAACCTCGCCCGAAGGTCGACGACTATCGTCCGTTGGGCGTCGTCCGCCACCTGGCGGACGACGCCCAGTGGGCTGCGCTTGAAAAAATAATGCTAGAAAATGCTTGACAAGATTTAAAATCTATGATATACTGTCTGGGACGGCGGGCGGGGTAATGCTTGTACCTTCTCGCCGTGCGAGCTGCAGCTCCGCTGCAGCTCGCATCGTCCTTCGTCCGACTTTCGTTGGCCGGCGTTCGCCAGGCATTCAGCCTGGCGAACGCCGGCTTCTTTCTCCGTCCAATTTCCGTTGGGCAGCGTCCGATAGGCATTCAGCCTATCGGACGCTTGACGCTTGACGCTTGACGCTTGACGCTTGACGCTTGACGCTTGACGCTTGCAGCTTCACGAGCTCGAAGTTCGTTGGCCAAAAAATCTGGCCAAAAAATAATGCTATAAAATGCTTGACAAAGATTAAAAAATAATTTATAATATGGGGTGGCGGGGCGGGATAGTAAAAAAATTTTCCTGGATTTTTATTTGACATATATGCTATATTATGCTATAATAAGGCCAATTAAATAAAGGAGAAAGCAATGATTATACACCTTGACGAAAACGAAAGTGAATTTTTAATTGACTGGTTAGTTGATGATTTACATCTTGAAAAAGAAAAACGACGAGATCAAGATCAAAACGACTATTGTCCGATGGTCGTAAAAACACTTGAATCGATAATTAATAAACTAGAAGGAGAAAGCAAATGACACATACACTAAATTTTAAACAAGATAAACCGTTTAGAGATTTATTGATTAATACATTTATGACTAAAGAAAAAATGAAAATACCTTATGAAGACAAATACACAGAGGAAAAAGGGTTCTGGCTTGTAAAAGATGAAGGCATTTATTTAATGAATGCTTTTAAATGCAAACAAGCAAAACCGATTGTTACTTATGCAGAAGGTTACTCGCCAGAAGATGACGACGAAGACGACCTATGGGACAGAACGCACGAAGTGAGTGGCGACGATTTCGCAGAATTTGTTCCGCTAAGTAAAGAACAGTATGAATACTTACTATTTAATTTAAATGCTTACTTTCAAATTAAGTTAAGTAAAACAAAACTAGAGATGAATATTATTGATTAATTTTTATTTGACAAAGTTGCTACATTATGCTATAATGTAGCAACTTTAAAACAATAGAGAAAGGTAGAAATCATGGGTGATAGAGTAAGTATATCATTTAAAAACGGAGATGAAGAAAGCGTTGCTTTGTTTCATCATTGGGGAGGCGTTGAGTTTCCAGGAATGGCGCTTAAGTGGGCTGAAGATTTTAAAAAATCTTACGGAGGACATTCAGGAACGCCAATTACTAGAATGGAGCCTAGAACGATTATGGTTCAGTTCGTTGTTGCTTTGCATGATAGCAAAGAATTTCAAGCTCACGATTTTAAAGACGGCAAGATCGTTTATAATAAAGATCTTCTGACTTATAGTCTTTATTTCGGTGTTGATAGTAGCGACGGTGACAATTCGGACAACGGACATTTTACCATTGATCTGGATACTTTAGAAATGAAACATCAAGAGTTTGATTTCGAAAAGTGGAAATTGAAAGCGTAACAAGTTTCCCGCCGTCCTTCGGACGGCGGGGCTTTCTCGGCCTGGCTAAATTAATTTAGCCAGGCTTATTTTTTTATTTGACATAAATAAAATAATATGCTATAATATGCTATTAATTAAATAAAGGAGAAAGTCAGAATGCAAAAATTTAAATACAACGGTAAAGAAATCGAATCACCATTTGACCAAAATATAATTGTCTATGAGAATGAAGAGACTATTGAGAACAGGTTTGGCGGCGATAAAGTTACAGTGCCAGGATTTGCTGCAGCTGTTTATGATGTGATCATAGGCTCTGAAATGGTCCAGGATTGGGACAAAGTCCAAAGAGGTTGCGACTGGTTCAGAAAACATTTTCCTAAAGCTTATATGGTTTTATTAGATTAACAGTTGACAAAGTTGCTACATTATGCTATAATGTAGCAACTTTAAACAGGAGAAAGCAAAATGAATAAAATAAATATCCCAAACCATTTAAAGAAAATCTTTAAACAGAATCCAAAAGAGGTTGTAACTTGGGCTTGCTCAAATTATGATATGACTCTTTGGGACAATAAGTATTTAGTCACTAGAAATACTAAAGACGGATCAATTGACATAATCGAGGAAGTTATTAATTTTTAATTGACAAAGTTGCTACATTATGCTATAATGTAGCAACTTTAAACAGGAGAAAGAAAAATGGATAACGGTTGGAAAAAAATGTTTGGCGATATCGAAGTTATTTCGTACGACTTGAGTGGACAAAACACAGACAAGGACGGAAGAAATAGAAAAATGGAAGCGCAATTAAAACAAGGGCTTCTAAATTATGGTTTAAAAAAAGGCTACATTAAACCAAATAAAAAATAACTGTTGCATAAATGCAACAGTCGCCTGGCGGCGATCTACGGACGCCGCCCTGCGGGCGGCGGTAGCTTGCGCCTTCGGCGCGGGCTCGCTCGCTTCGCTCGCTCGCCTAAGTCCAGGCAAAAGGAAACGGCGGCTAGGCATTCAGCCTAGCCGCCGTGCTTTTATTTTTTATAAGAGGACATTGGACAGGCATTCAGCCTGTCCAATGTCCTCTAGGGTACCTGTAAATTGTTGCATTTTTGCAACAGATGTTTTACTTTGACAGCACCCCTTTTTGTACAATGTATAGTTTATATATCTGTGTATATATAATAATATAGAGATAGAACATGGACATAAATGATTTCAAAGATCACTTAACGGATCTGCCTCCAGAAAAAAGAAAACTATTTGTGGAGCTCTTACAGGTTAAAAAAAATCGAAAGAGGACCCATAACGCCAAGGAAAATTTCTTGGACTTTGTAAAATACATGTGGCCTCATTTTGTGGAAGGCGCCCACCATAGAATCATAGCCGAAAAATTTGATAACATAGCAAAAGGGAAACTGAAACGTTTGATTGTGAACATGCCTCCGCGTCACACCAAATCAGAGTTTGCATCTTACTTGTTGCCTGCGTTCATCATGGGTCAAAATCCGATGACCAAGATCATTCAAACATCACACACCGCAGAATTATCACAAAGATTTGGTCGTAAAACTAAACAACTGATTGACTCATCCGAGTACAAGCAAGTGTTTCCAAACACTAATCTACAGGCAGACTCGAAGGCCGCTGGACGATGGGACACAAGTGCAGGTGGCGAATATTTTGCAGCGGGTGTTGGTGGTGCAATTACTGGTCGTGGTGCAGATTTGTTAATTATCGACGACCCACATTCGGAGCAAGACGCTCTGTCAGAGTCAGCCATGGAAGGTGCATACGAGTGGTACACCTCTGGTCCTCGACAACGTTTGCAACCAGGTGGTGCGATCGTGCTAGTCATGACCCGTTGGTCGACGATCGATTTAACAGGACAGTTGATGAAAGCGCAAGTAGAACCAAAAGCCGATCAGTGGGAGGTTGTTGAGTTTCCTGCGATCATGGAAAGCGGTGTGCCCACATGGCCTGAATATTGGAAGATCAACGAACTCGAATCCGTAAAAGCTTCGCTTGCTATTTCAAAATGGAATGCACAGTGGATGCAAAAACCGACATCCGAGGAGGGTGCGATTATTAAACGTGAGTGGTGGCAAGAGTGGAAAGAAAAAGATATTCCTGATTTGCACTATGTCATACAAAGTTACGATACTGCGTTTGGTAAAAAAGAAACAGCCGACTATTCAGCGATCACTACTTGGGGCGTGTTTTCACCAGATGACATGAAACCTGCTTTGATTTTATTGGACGCCAGACGCGGGCGTTGGGACTTTCCAGAACTCAAAGAAATCGCACTCAAAGAATATAATTACTGGGAACCAGAGATGGTGCTAATTGAAGCGAAAGCGAGCGGCATGCCACTGTCGGACGAACTCCGTCGCACAGGCATTCCGATTACCAATTACACTCCAACACGAGGCAACGATAAACGGACGCGGGTCAATTCGATTGCACCCATGTTTGAGTCAAGTATGGTCTACTATCCAGAGGGCAGAACATTTGCAGAAGAAGTTATTGAAGAATGTGCTGCTTTCCCGTATGGTGAGAATGATGACTATGTCGATACGGTCACGCAAGCGTTGATGCGTTTCAGACAGTCTGGATTAATACAGTTACGAATGGACTATGAGGAAGAGCCTGTGAACAATACGAAGAGAATATTTTACTGATGAAATTATCGGACAACACCAGCATCTCACTCCCAGCACGTAACTTAATAGCTATCCTGGCGGCGGTCGCAATCGGTACTATGTCATATTTTGCAATTATTGAGCGGCTTAACTCTATTGAGTCAGATCTAAGATTGATACACAAAGATTTAGAAGCAGCTAATAATTTTATTGACGGTGTTCCCAAAGGTGACATGGTCAGTCCACAAGTGCAGGAGCTCTACATGTTGGTTGAATATCTTTCAGGCAACGTAGATAAGTTAAAAGCTCAGATGGAAGAAGAGATACCTATGATATTAAAAAACGACATGGTTATACAATTCCATGAGGAAAGATTAATAGATTTGGAGTCAAAACAAAATGGAGTCCATTAAAGTTGTATTTGCAATACTGATGATACAGAACGGTTCGACAATTGAGATGGTGCCAACTGATGGTCTTAGCGACTGTCTTAAGCAGAAACGTATTATCGCTCGAAATATCGGAGAGGAACAGCAGGGAATATACATGAACTGCCGCGAGGTCGAGGCTGTCGTATACGAAGACATGGGCAGATTAAAGATAAAAAAAATTATAGAATGACAATGACAAAAGATATTCTCGACTGGTGCGAGAAATATCTTGAACCAAAAAACAAACACCTAGGCAACGTGCCTGTGTGTCCGTATGCGCGAACAGCACGCCTGCAAAACAAATACAGAATCCTAGAGGTGCACAACTGGGACAGCTTCATTGAAACAATTGTTGAAGGCGTTGAGCTTGCAAAGTCTCCTGACATACAAATCGTGATTGTTGCTTGCAATGATATTCGCATGGAGCCTGAAGAACTGGCTGCAATCACGCACGGCTACAATATTGTTTTTGTGCCACAAGATATCTATTTAATGTGTTTTCACCCAGAGGATGATGACGAGGACGAGGAGGTGGAGTTTCTGGACACAGGCGACTGGGGACCAGAGAACGAGTTCATGATGGTGTTGATACAAAAGTTTGACGAATTAGAAAAAGCTAGTGACAATTTACGAAAGACTGGCTATTATGATCACTGGCCATCAGATTATTATGAGGGTACAGTTTTAAAACGACAATCCTATAGGAGATACAGGAATGCCAAAACACAAACCTAAAAACAAAAAATCGTTTCCAGATCTATCTGGTGATGGTAAAACAACCTTTAAAGACATCTTGATTGGTAGGGGTGTCATTAAAAAGAAAAAGAAGAAGAAAAAGAAAGCTTCTAAGAAAAACACTAAAAGGAGGGTGTAACTATGCCAGGAATGAAGAAAAAAGTAAAAAACGGCATGATGGGCATGAAGCGCGGTG